GTCGATACGAGCATCGAAGCCACCATCCTTCAGTAAATAATACCAGTGCCCCTCATCATAAACCCAACCATTTTACAAATACCTTTACATCGTTTTACTATATCTTACAGTACCTTTTAAAACAGCTATATTTTGAGCTTTTAAATAAATGTTTTTACATCATTTTACAGAGATTTACGACACTTTTGCCCCTTTTTTGCCCCTTTCAATCTGGTACATCATAGTTGAATGCCCTACGATATCACGATATTTCCAGCTGGTAACCAGATAGTCCAGTAGCTCCTTATCTTCTATTTTAAAATCCAATAAAGGAGTAGATTCACTGTGTATTCATTTTTCAAAAAAGGCAAGCTATAAGTTACCGCTACCCAGTGTTCAAAACCTAGATTTGTTTTCTCAATACGTGTTTGTTCAATGTTTATGATTTTCATTTTTTTATCCTCCTTACTTATCTATTCGTAAAAGAAAATAAAAAGTTATGAAAAAATCATTATTTTTTTATTTTTGACAAAACTACTACTCCTCCAAGAAGATGATTTTACGCACTTGAAATGCGTTTATTCGATTTCCATAGCTTGGATTTTAAATCCAAGCTTTTTAGGCCAATTTTGTTGGCGTCAACAAAATTGGGAACCAAGCGCTTTATAAAGCTATTTGTTGATGTCAACAAGTCAATTTTTCAGGCAAACCATTTATTTTGCTACCGACATTGATGTCGGTTGGTTAGATGTTTTCTTGATTCAGAGCAAACAAAAAAACCGCAAGCCTGAGCCTGCGGTCTAGTGTACTATATTTTAATTTTATACCGGTTTTTTAGTCAGATCTTTAAGAAAGCAATTCATTAACTCGATTTTGAACCGCTTGTGCGTCGTAACCAGCATTTGTTAAGTTGTCGAAACGTTCTTGTCCATTGCCCCACAAACCCTGTAATACTTCTTGTGCTACGCTGTCAAGGTCTGTATTGTCGCTGTCACTTGTTGTTTCGCCGTTTAAAATGTTGTTGACTGTATCTTGAACTGCTTGCGCATTATATCCGGCATTTGTTAGATTATTGAAACGTTCTTGTCCGTTGCCCCAAAGGCCTTGAATGACCTCGTTTGCTACGGTGTCAAGGTTTTTAGTGGTGTTTTTACTGATCAAAATATCTTCTTCATCGTCATCTAATAACACAATATTCTTATCATAAGGGTTGCTAGAATACTGCCACCAGCGAATGCCATCCATAGATGGGAAGTATTCAAAATCAGCGTTTCCATCATTCAAGCCATACCCTGCAATCCAAAGACTATTAGGGAACTGTGCAAGGATTTGCTGATAGTCCACATTATTAAGTGTAAACGGTTTATAACTATAATAAATAGGTTTGTAACCAGCGTTAGCGATAACCTGCATAAAGCGAAGACAAGCGTTAGTGTTATCTTGTACGTCGTCACCTGCGTGATCTTCGTAATCAAGACACAAGTATTTTACTTTTTGAGGTACATTATCAAGGAAGTAGCGTGCCTCTCGTTCAGCTTCTTCGATGTCACCTCCAAACCATGCGAAATGGTAGAATCCGATAGGGTTTGATTGTTCCACCTGAGCAGACAAGCAAGGGTTAATGTATGTCGTACCTTCTGAAATCTTGATAATAGTGTTAGTCGTTCCTATATCTTCCATAACACCCTCAATATTATAGCCGTTGTGTGAAGATACATCAATGAATAAGTCGTTTTTTTTCATTTGTTTATTCTCCTTTCCAAGCTTCATTCATCTGCTTAACTGATGCTTCGATAAATGTATCAAGGTCACGGTCAGTCATGCTGATGTTATATTTGCCAAGCTCTGCACGAATCTTAATGCGTGCTTGCTCCAACTTCTCCTCGCCCTTGTAGCCAGTTTCAGCAGACACCTGCTCCACTGCGTTGACTGCATTTTTAGCAAGAATCTCAATGATCTTGATGGTCTTTTCTCCACCTTTTTGAACCAGGTAGTCCTTGACCGCTTTGACTGCGATACCAGCCAAGATAACTAAGATGCTGATTGCTCCGTTTGCGATAATTTCGTTAATCTGTTGCATGTTATTCTCCTTTTTCGATTTCTTCCATGCGGTCATTCATGCGAACCATTTCTTTTTGAATGCCACCGATTTCGTGAGTGATTCCACCAATTTCGTGAGTGATTGCGCTCAATTTTTCCGTTGTCTTCTCAAGATGAGTCATCAAACGCTCTTCTCGTCTGTTAGAGTCGGCCTTTGATTGCTCATGCAAATCCATGATCTTCTTCTCTCGTTTATCCGATGTCCTGATGAGGTATCGAATCATAAACAAGAAAAACATGATGAATAATATCGCCCAAGCGAATTGACTTTGAGCGATTTTTTCAGCTTCTTCAATTGGCAATAGTTATACCTCCTTCAAATTAAATTTCAAGCCACGGAATTTGCTAGCAACTCCAGGACGATTCTTAGCTGTAATCCTATAAAATCCGACATCGAGCGCAGCTCCGTCTGATAACGACTGCCCATTTGATGTCACAATCACGTTGTCTCCAAAATAGCGGACAATTGACGGACGTTCAATATAAACCGAAACCTCAAACATTGTCTTTGTTTGAGGAGAACTTAGTTGTCCTTCTAAATCGAAGCCGTCAGTTCTAGTAATCCACTTCACATCTTTTTGTTCATCCGTCAAGTAATCTGAATAATTCAAATCAGATGCCACTTTGTTATTTTGATACCCAATTTTACTAATCCCTGAAACAAATACCGTTTGATGTATCAATTGACTAGCTAAGAATTCTGCCCCTTTTTGATGACCAAGATCTCCAAAGTGGCACATGTCTGGAATTAAATCCTTGAGCTTGTATTCTGAATGGTTCAAAATATTACTTGTGCCAGCGTTATAATCAATGAATGGTAATCCTAATTCTTCGGCTAAATCCTTCTTGATATTGTCAGCGATCGCATTAATCTTCGAACCAAATCGTTTGTAATTCTCAAATTCAGCTTGAGTACTCATTAGTACAGGTTTAATGCCTTTTGCTAACAATCGATTTACAACATTGATATGATCGTCTCGAAATGATTTAATCTTACTAGCATCATATACCATGTCATTTATACCCATAGCAATAAATGCATAATTAATGGGTTCAGGTACCGGCAATAGCACAGCATCCAAATTTTGACGAAGCCAGCTAATATTTTTTCCAGAAAAACCTCGATTATAAATTTTATGATCGAAATTGTAACCACGTTGTTGATTAATAATATTATTGAGTATTCCAGAATATGTATTATTTCCGTCTTTTAAATTATTAATATTATCGTTGTTGCTGGTGTAATTTGAAGTCCTCCAGCCATCAGTCGTGCTATCTCCCAGCGTTACAATAACAGTTTTTTTAGTCTGAAGGTCGACAATCAATTCTTCCAATTGCCATCCATTATTTGGTAATGATTTTGTAGTCTCAATAAAATTATTACTAGAATAATGCGTGAGCTCTCCAAGATATATTGATGCAATCAAAATATCTGTATTCTTACTTGTAAAAGTTGCTCCACTAGACATCACTGAACTCTTTACTAGCTTAAACTTATTTTCCATAGTATCTAAAATAAGATGATGTAAGAATCCACTGCTAAGTTGAAGATTTTCATGCTCTTTTATCGAGTAGTAACTTGTACCCTTTGAAACAATAATCTCGTTCTGTTCTCCGAATCCGATAAAACTAAACGTTTTTGAATAATTGTCATAGATTATTTTACCTTGTACAACCGAACCGATTAAGCTATCCTGCGTATATTCCGAGTAACCAATTGTCTTAACGAAAATGGAATTGACCGGATAATGCAAGGTACCCTTATACATAATCGCAAGTATGACTTGTGTTGCTGTGATGTTCTTAACGTTCGCTAAGGTCATCACAGATAATCCTTTATTTTGATAATCGTATACAACGTATTCTGATAAACCAGTTGGTTCATAGTTAATACTTAAATTTGTATCAGGGGCATAATTTTTATTCCCAAACGAAATCCATGTATCTTTTTTCACGGATACTGTTTTAGACTTGCGATCAATAGTTAATAATCCGTCGAATATGACACCGAACTGATTAGGAACGCCGTCAGTTGGCGATTGATATGAACCACCATCCGCCCATGAACTTCCGTCCCAGTAATTCCAGTGGCCGTTATCAGTTGTAACATAAATACCTTTATCACCAGATGGCTTTGCTGTACGTAGAGCTGAAACATTTGGATATGTTCCTTTAGGCGACCCGTCTAAAATATTATTAAGCATCGCTTTTATTTCAGCTTCGTCTGCTTTTGAATTGATAATATTATCAATCGTAGAGAATCTATCGGATAGATGGTCAAAGGGGCCTCTGGCCTTAGCCACTTCCATATTCGCGTTGCCGTCTTTGGATGCTGTTTCGTATGTTACCTCAAGCGCTTTCGCAATCGATTCTCGAACATCAGCACCTCTCGTTTTTTTTCTGATACCATCAACGAGAATATTGATATTGTCAGTTTTAGGCAAAGGCGAAGGGTCGTCGTATAGATTCAAA